GGCACCTGTAGTAGCCACAGTGGTCAATGTGGGCGTACCTGTTAGATCAGCATAACTTGTAACTCCGCCACCAACTTGACTGCCGTTGACTGTTAGGTTGTTGCTGGCATCAACAGTTAGAGGAACACCACCTAAGAAAATTGTGTTGTTGCTGACATACAGGCTGCGCCAAGGCAATGTGCTTGAACCTAGATCGCCACCGTGAGCAGTCTGTGGCAGTATGTCCCCACCAACATTTAAATTGCTGGTAACGGTAGTAGCTTGGTCGATTACAATGGCTGAACTGTCTGTGGTGGTCATCACACTACCAGTGAATTCAAACGCCCCCAGATTTAAATCAACGTCTGCATTAATTCCCAATGCTGTGTAAAGTTCTGTGAAGTTGGCATTGACTTTTTGGAAGGCAGCTCGTAGGCTATCTCCTTTCTTGTCGTTGGCTGTGGTGCCTACATTAATATTCTGTTTTGCCATCTTACGCTCCTACGCTCACGCGGTGTATAGTTAGTCGACTGCCACTTGATATATCAATGGCTGAACCGCTGACCTGCCTAAAAACAATTCTAATAGCGTCCCCTGCAGTTGCCGGTATTACAGTTGAGTAGTGTAAATAACTGCCAGTCCAAGCACCACTAAAAATTGTAACTTGTTTAGTATTGTCAAGGTTGGTATCTATAGTTAAAAAACTACCCGAAGTTAATGTTACTGTTGTTGAGAAATACACTGACAGATTAATTTGATAGTAACCGGTGTATGGTGATGTGAATGTTCCAGGACTATACACATTGGCAGTATCGACTGTTTTAGCAAACTGGATAATTGAAGCACTGGCTGCGTCATTAACTGTCTGCGCAGTTGTTGAGGCTGCAACTACAGTAACTGGTCTATAGCTCTTTAGTACACTACCATCACTAAATGTAATTCCATTAGATACAATAAAATCGTTTTCTATAGTAACATCACTGCTGAATATTGTTGCAGGGGTTACAGTAATTGCTGATGAATCAGCTGAGTCAATTAAGTTGGTAAAAATATTTCCAGTAAAAGTTCCGCTCAATGTGCCACTTACTGTGCCCAGAGCGGAACTATAAGAAACTTCTTTGGTAGCTGCATTGTATTGCACAATGCCACTAGTGCCTGTAGCATTTCTAACAGGATTGACATAGAAACTATTGGTTTGAAGTGCAACACCGTTAAACTCGCTGCCTGTGGCATTTAAAATAATGGTGTTAGCGGCCTGTTGACTAGCAGTACCTCGGCCTGCATTGTATCCAATAGCAACAGCATTAGCACCTTGATAGTTATTACCAGCAAGCATACCAACAGCTACAGCACCTACACCTTGATTTGAGGCGCCTGCAAGAGAACCAACTGCTACTGATGATGCACCTTGGCTCTGACTTCCAGCATCACTTCCTAAAGCTACTGAATATGCACCTTGTGTATTATATCCTGCTTGGTTACCAATAGATACTGAGTTATTTAAAGGAGTTAATTGCCCGGCACTATTACCTATAGAAACACTATTAGCACCGGCATTGGCATTATTACCTAATGCAATTTTAGTTTCTGCTGTTCTCAATGTTGTGGCTTCTATGTTACCGTAGACTGTGGCACTGTTGCCGTCTATGATCTGTGTAGAGTCATCTGCAAATACCGAACCTATAAAATTGCCTCTCAATACACCGTTGGTAGCATCTACCAACATGGTGGAGTCATCTGCAAACACTGAACCTCTGATATCTAAATTGCTGTTTACACTAAATGTCAGTGTATCTGTTGCAGTGTCTTTGGTAATTGTTAGTCCAGGCCCAGATATTAAATTTAACGTATCTGAAATGTTATCAGCTGCTACCGGCTGTAAGGTAGCACCGTCTATAACAATAAATCTAAATGTTGGACTGGCAGGCGCAAGATTGGTAATGGTTACTATTCCAGTACCGTCACCAGTTACACCGATCTGACTGGCAGTTCCTACGATCTGCTTGACACCAAGATTGGTCAGGGTCACACCACCAGTTGAAGCACTGACTCCGATACCGCCTGCTGTGCCAGTTAGACTGGTGACTCCCAAATTGGTTAGTGTTATACTACCCGTTGCAGCACTCACTGCAATCTGCCCCGCAGTTCCTGTGAGGTCTGTAACACCGCTGTTGGCAATGGTTAATGTGTCAGTGCCGGCATTTGTGGTCAATGTTATACCAGCATTGCCTGCTGCTACAGTCAATGTGTCTTCAAAACTATCTGCAACAATATTTGATTGACCACTAACTGTAATTGTTTTGAAATTGGTTTCTGCAGGATTTCTAATTAACTCTCCTGCAACAGTAGTGCCAGCCGGCAAATTCACAATGCCAGCACCGTCAGCAGTTATCTGTGCCGAGCCTAGATATAAACTTGATCCAGCAAGATAAAGATCTCTCCAACGAGCTGTTGGACTACCTAGATCGTAGACTTCACTGGAACTGGGCTTGATATCAGTGCTGAGACTGGTAAAGTCTAAGATGCCTCCCGGCCCTCCTATTGAACCATACAGTTCATCAAAGTTGGCATTTATTTTTGTAAATGCATCTTCTACTGTGCTCCATACAATTGGAGGACTGCCTGCGTTTAGTGTCTGTTGTGCCATTAGTTTCTTCCCACGGCCACTTCAATAGTGCCAATATGATCTGAATTGTAGTTTTCCAGTGCTTTGCCAATCACTGTGCCTGTTCTAGCATCGCCGCCTGCACTCACAGCACATCCTGCAATGTTGCTGGCAATCAGCAGGTCTCCCTTTTCAATCTTTCCAACTACACGACAAGGCACACGGCCCTGTAGAGCCACTTGATTTTTAAATCCTGGGCAATCACCATTCATGGAATAGGCAGCATTATCGCTCACAACGCCAGCCACTCTATGATCACCTTGTCGATTTGCTATTGTAACTTCTTTGTCTCCACCAAATATCAACACAGTGCCCACAGCATACTCCTTGTCACCTTCGTAGTATTCTGCTAGGTCAGCAGCATAGGTAGCTTGGAATCTACTGCTACCACTCAATGACCAATAGCCCTCTATAGTTCCAGGTGTTGTCACGGCGCCTGTGCTGATACTGGTACAACTTTTTAATGCTGCTACTGTAATACCAGTAGAGTCAAGAGTGGCAAATGTTGTGGCACTGTCTTGACTGCGGAATACGTGCTGTGTGTTGTTGTAGTAAGTTTTCTTGTCGGTACCAGGTACTGTACCATCACCTATGTAAATACCCACTTGTCCTAGATAACCATAGTACTGAAGAAATCCTCCAGTGCCACTGGCGCTGCTGTCAATAGACAATATGCTGTCAATTTTAAGCTGAGCAAGATCTACATTACGTGCAGCAAAATCTCCGTTGCTATCACGTTTAACCAAAGTGCTCACAGTGGCAGCAGAAGCTTCGTCAACAATGCTGTACGCCCAACTTGCACGAACAGTGCCATCTCCGCCTGTGTGTCGTAGATAGCCAGTACTTGTGGCGCTGCCATAGTCCGACAGTCTTAGAGCTAGACCTTCATCAACCACTGTGGCAAAGCTCACTTCAGCAACATTGGCTGTTGAAGCTGTACTGTTGCCTAACAGTCTATCTGCTCCCACCTGCGCCAATTTGGTCAATGCCAGTCCGTTGTCTTTGACTGTAACCCAACCGTTGGTCAGTGTAAATTGACTACTGTCAAAACTTGATATACCTCTTAGAGCTGCCACTGTACCACTGATAGCTGACCCAGTGGTTGTACTGCTATAGGTCACAGTTGCAGCATTACAGGTTGCAACTGTATGAGTTCCATTGTATCCGGCAATAGTCAATCCTGTGACTACAATTTTCTGCCCTGCAATAAACGGAGCACTGGACTGTGCCACAAGGAATGTTATGGTAGCCACAGAACCGCTGCCAGTTGCAGTAACGTTGGTCAAACTGGCCGATATAGTAGCATAGGCATCATTCAAACTCAATTTGGCTTGATCAATTGCTGCCGTGGACATGATATTGGCATCGTCAATGACACCATCACTAATAGTAGTTCTTATAACATTGGTAGTGCTGTCTCCTAGCAATATATCAAAAGTAACTTCGCCTGTGGGTGTGACATTGATAATTGTATTACCGGCGCCATTCAAGGTCAGCAATTGTCCAGATTGTACCTGTGAAAAATTAAACAGATCACCTCCGGAAGCGTCTTTGAGATTGGCAATTGTTATGCTGTCCAGTCTGGCAGCATCACTGCCTACAGTAGGCACCCCAAGATTTTCAATCTTGAAAAGATTCATGTCCATGTCAGCAGGGCCGACCCAAGCCAAGTCTCCACTGAGAGCCATAAAGCCCACATTGTTTGGCACACGATCGCCTAGAGCAACAATGTTGCCATTGAAATCCAATCCCAGTCTACGACCAATGTAGGTTCTAACAGCTGATTCTGTAGGCACCGCGTCAACACGGCCTTCGTCCATTGCTGTAGAGAATTCAGAAATTGTTGTACCACGTTTGAAGCCTAGTCCGTCTAGCTGACTTAAAGCAATACTAGCACTGAATGTCACAGTACCAGTACCTTGGTCAACTCGGAAGAATGGTCCTACGTTGAAGTTACCAAACTGGTCAGTGGTCACAAAGAATGTACGTCCTGATCCTCGTTCCTGCATCTGCGCACGTAGCACCAGTTCACCTGTTTCTGCATCTGCCTGTGTGGCATATGTCGGTACTGAAATAATCGAATTGACGGGCGGCCCATAGATTTCACTAGGATAGTTGGTATCAGCATAGCCACCTGTGCCAATTTCTAACAGATCGTGTGATGTCACACGGGTCAAACTGATTCTAATAGTCAACGTACCATCGGTTAATGCACTTGGTCCTGGTGCTGATCCTTTTAGAGTAGGCGGATCATTGAATCTGACCACGCTGCGTGTCAATGCTGGACTGACTGTCAGCAGTGCATAGTCTTGAAGAGTCGTATCACTGTCTTGATAATTGGTTATTTCGTATTCTTGACCTTCGTGTACAAATCTATAAAATGTACCAGCAGCTATTCCAGTTAGCAATCTATCACCATCATTACCACCTAGATTTCCTATACCAAATGTGGCATCACCACGTTCGCCTTGAATCAGTTTATAGGTCACCGCAGTACCAGATGTAGTGATATCTAACACACTGCCTTCTAGTTGAAAAGCTATCGTTCCTGCTGTGGCTGCTGTAGAAGACTGCACCACAATGCTGTTGGTAGCTGCAGAAACAGAATAAATCACAGAGTCTGCGCCCAATGCTCCTGTGCCAGCGATTGCAATAGTTCCACCTGTGGTAGTTCCACCTGTGGTAGCATTTGTTACGGTTACAGTGGTATTGGTACAGCTTATTACACTGAATGTTCCATTATAACCAACTGTTGCAAAAGTACTTATGGTGATATTTTGAAATGGCAGATAAGGCGGAACGTTCTGAGCAGTAAATGTATACGTACAGGTAGTTCCGTTGCCAGCCACAGTAACACTGGTGATGTTTGGTCTTGTAACCAAACTTGATCCCAACACAAAATTTTCCAGGCAGGTTATGTTAGAAATGGTTGTAAAGTAGGGTCCGCTGCCAGTAGATGTTCCTAGAGTTGGACCTACGGCAAATGCCAAAGAAGTGGGTACGCCTATAAATGTGCTGTCTACTAATGCCTTGGTGCTGACACTGAAATCATTGGCAGTCAGTCCGGCTGTGGTTACAAAGTACACTGTGTTTGCAGTCAGTCCTCCAGGCAATACACTGGCACTGAATCTCACAGGTTGGCCTGCTGTGAGTCCGTGACTGTTTTTGGTAAACGTATTGGCTCCAGTGCTTACACTGGTTACAGCATTGGCCGCACCTGTTTCTACACCTGGGTCATACACAGTGATTTCTATGTAATCATAATTTTCTCTACCCTGTGCCAACGCCAGACCGTAGGGCGCCATTGTGGGACTTCCTGATGTTGCTGAACCAGTAAATGTGGTTATGCCTGCGCCTGTTGCTGTAGCAGAAATGGTAAATGTTGTAGGTGTTGACGCAGTCTTGATATAGTATATAACACCGTCGTCAACTGTGACACCTGCAGTAATCTCATTGGGCAACACTGCGCCTGGAGGTTTGACAAATCTCACTTGATATCCTACACGTTGTCTATGATTGATATCAGTGGTTATGACACCAGTGCCATAATTTATACCTGTGATAGTATAGGTTTCTAGATCATATGTAGAATCATAGTCTGTAAATTCTATCTGTCTATAGACAAAATTACTGTCATTTAGTATCAGAGCAGTACTTGGTCTAGTTGCTACCTCTACTATGTCTCCGTGTAACACATGGAAGCTGTTGTTTCTGACGGTAACACGTTGTCCATGGGGCACTGCTGCTACAAGACCGCCGCCGGTGCTGATATTTAATTTTGCACGTTTGGTAGCAACATCGCTAATCTGTGCCGTGGTAACACCGTATCGTACAATTTGGCCTCCATGATTGATTTCTAATTCACTGTTTGGCAAAGGAAAGAAATCATCATAGGTTACATATAATATATTCTCTCCCCTTTCGTTTAGGGTGTCGACTGTGGCAGCATAAACTGTAGCAGTCTGTGCAAGATCGGTGTAAAATCCAGTGGGAGTTGGAACTTCTAATGGATCACTGGCCTCCGCCACCAACGCAAAGTTTCCGTGAGCACTGGATCCGCCCACACTTCTAATCTGTCCACCGTTCAATGAATAGTAGGAAATTTGACAGTAGTAGGTAAACATACTCACAGCTTCAGCCAATCCGCCGTTGGTAGTTATAAGTCCATAACCTAGATCACAGACCTGGGTGAAGTCGTTGCTGAGCATAGAACGATTACCGGGCATAAGAACTTCAAATACTCTGATAAAACTATGCGTGCCTGTTCCTGCACCTACAAAAGTAACTGCTGTGGCGCTGCCAGCTACCGCTGCGACTCTAAATTGAGTAAGAGTAAATCCAGCCAACAACACATAGTATTCTTGGTTGGCAGCAATACCAGTTGGCAGTGCTCCAGTAGAACTAAATTTTACAATAGCACCTGGTTGTAGTTCGTGAGCAGATGCAGTGGTTATGGTTGGAGTGCTGAATGTACAAGCACGTGATCCAGCAGCAGGTGTGTAAGGTGTCAGTTCATCCAATATAAATTGAGCTGTGCTGAATCCACCTGTGGTAGCAGTGGCAGCACCTGTTCCAAATGTATATCCTCTGATGTAGTTTATTCTGTAGACTTCACCACTGACAATAAAACTGCAAGGTGTATTGGGGGGTCTCAACAGTCCCGATACTCGTAAAAATATATTACTGTCTTTGCTGTCTATGACAAATTTCTGATTGCCTGCGAATCCATCCACAAACATACCACCGGAAAATGTTTTGGCATTTATACTTCTACTAAAGGATGCAGATTCTTGACAGTACGGAGATTTAGCAAGAATCTGCCCCTCTGGATCCAGTACCATTGAAAATCCACCATGACCTTGAAAGGTCATGGCTCTTAGAATCACGGCATCGTTGCACAAGAACATGTCCATATCGCCGTTGTCTTTGGGATAGTTTACTGTTCCACTGTTGCTGATAACATCAACTATGGCATTGGTCAACAGTGTGATCACAGTGTCAGATCCTACTTCTGCCACTAGACCTTCGTCTAGAGTCTGCAGTGTTGGTACTGTGGCTGTAGTGGCCACCGCACCAGACAGTGTATACAGTGCCGCAATAGTCACATTGTCAATGATGTCTTGGGCCAAGGTGTTAATACGTTGAATACCTGCCACAGTCTGAGACAGTTGTGCTCCAATAGCCAAGGCAGGATTACTGCCCGGAACTGCTGGTCCTTTGTATTTTAATGCAGCAGAAATTGTGCGATTCTGTCCACTCCATTTCAAATCAAATACCATAGAGTCTATGATCAATCCAACGTCTCTGTAACAGGTATCTTCATTGTAGTTAAATGCAGACGTAAATGGTGCAGTGTTTGTTGAAATTTGATTATTGATCCAACCTATGACCTGATCTTGAATAAACTTTCTGTTCAAGGTAATCAGTCGTGCAGCACTGGTATAGTTGCCTTTGTTATTAATTAACGGATAAACAGGCTGTGTGGAATCTGCTAGATAGTGATAACCATACAGTTCATTTGCTACAGTTAGTCCGTCAACCACAGGATCTCGTCTAAAATTTAAAAATGCCCAGGGACTGGAACTGTCAAAGCCTATCTGTGGTCTAATAATAGTTCTGCGAAATTCATCACCTATCACTGCTACGTTTTGAGGTACACGTAATGGTAAATTTTCTAGGTAAATGCCGGTTTCAACAAATACCGAAATTTGAATACGTTTGGTTACATCACCGAATGAAATAGTCTCGCCAACAACAAATTCACCACTGACAACATCAACATCAAATTCTTCGTTGCCTGATGAGTCAAGTGTACCGTCGTGTGCTAGAATCTGCGCAAGAGCTCCGGACGTTTCCCCACGAAGATATAATCCTTCTCGTATGTCTTTGGCTGCGTTAGCGGCCACTGTGCTCAATGCAGGATTTCCAGTGAAGTCTGTTCTGTAACCGCTGGTAAACAGTCTAAATCTTGGAAGACTCACAAGTATAGATGGCTGAGAAGTAAATCCTGATCCTCCGTTGGTTATACTGATGCTGTTTATACCGCCGTCAACTGCGCTAACATCTGCTACACCAAAGGCTCCGCTACCACCCCCACCAACAAATCTCACTGATACCAGTCCATACCCAGTTCCGCGGCCTCCCGAGTTAACCTGTACTCTAGCTACCTTGAATGTAAGATTTAAAGTGCATCCAGTTCTAACACCAACACTGCTGCCGGGGCAAGTGGTAGCTGCAGGAGTTACCGGTGCCGGCAACACACTGTAGTTGCCGCCAGTGATCTGTCTAATGGCAGTGACTGGACCTCGTCCTCCTGTGCCACCGGGACCAACTGACAGCACTTGATATCTTGCTGCTGTGCCGGTGCCAGTGGCCACAGTGAGTATGTCACCAGGTAGATAGTTTAGACCCCCACTAACAATTGCAACGGTATCCACATTCATAAAAATAAATGCAGGACTGAAACCAGTGCCTGAGGTGGCACTGGTATCGTCAATGGTTACTAGGGTACAAGGCTCATCGCCGTTGCCCCAGGTAAGAACTTTCTTGTAAGGACCAATTTCTAACGGTGCTTCCAATACCAATTCTTCTGCACGTTTAAGAGCAGCTTCTAGTGTCTTATATGCATAGGCCAAACTGCGACCTTGTCTGTCTGATCCAACACCTGGCCGATCATCTAAACCAGCTGTGCTCACATACAGATTCACTGTACTACTGTAACCAGAACTGTCAACATATCGCTTGGTAGCAGCAATTAAACCATTGTAGGCCACATCATCATCGTCCACAGGATCTCTTGAAAGTATCAAGGGCCCGGTCATGGTACCAAATGCAGTGTTGGTTGTATTGGTAGCAGGATCAACAGCATCTATGCCCTGCAGGGATATCTTGGAATCCACATAGCCCTTATTGGCTGCCAGTCTGTTTGTGTCTGTAGCAGTGGATCCGTGAACTGTGTTTATTCTGCCAATTGAATCAGTAAGTTCAGAAAAAGATCCAATATTGGGTAAATTTCCAATAGGATATCTTACTCCACCACTTTGAGCATTGACCGGTCCTCCTAGATTTGGATTAGGATCGCCTGAAATATCTGAAAACAGGCTGTTAACCACAATGGAATTTTGACTGGTATCAAAATCAATTTGAACACCTACACCAGCTTCTAGTTTTTTGAAAACCACGCCGTCTGTGGTATCATTGATCACAACCAATGCATTTTCATAATCGTTGGGGAATGATTCGGGTGTATCATCTAGCCCTATGAATGTGAGTTTTTCACCTAGTCCTAGTGAACTATATAGTTCTCTAAAGTTGTCGTTGACAGATCTAAAACTGTCTCTGATACTGTCGCCGGTACCGTCGTTGCCAATTGCACCAATATTAATAATTTTTCTTGCCATAGCAGATCCTATGTGTTTGGATATCGATAATATTTATCCAAAGTTTTTATAAGCCTAATGTAAATACTAGATGTTCATAGAGACCAGATCACAGAAAAATCAATATGTTAGGCTTAGTAAACTGGGCAATCAACACAGTTACACAAGGACAAAAACCATTGTGATTCTAAAGTGTGATGACTGTGATACTGTATTTGACAGAGATCTAAAAAAAATAGATAGAAAGCGTTTGAACAACAATTATTTTCATTGTTGTTCTGAGTGTGATATCAAGAGATTTGCGCAGAGAACAGGAGCAGATCACAAAAAAATCTGGGATATGCCCACCGACACTGATCTAGATATTTCTAAACTCTAAAACTTTCACCGCAACCGCAACGATCTTTTTCATTGGGATTGACGAAGTCAAATCCCTCATTGAGTCCATTGCGAACCCAATCCATTGTTAGCCCGTTTAGATAAACTAGGCTTTTGGCATCAATTAATATTACAAAGTCTTGTTGAGCAAAATTAGTAACTCCTATTTCAGGAGTGTACTGGTCAACGTATTCTAACACGTAGGCCAATCCACTGCAACCTGTGGTCCTAACACCTATGCGAATGCCAACACCCCGGCCACGCTTGGCTAGAGTCTGTTTGATTCGTTTAGACGCTGTGTCGGTTACGGTAATCATTAACGGCTGCTTTGATGGCATCTTCTGCCAATATGCTACAATGTATCTTAACTGGCGGTAGAGCTAGTTCTTCGGCGATTTCGCTGTTTTTGATTGATCCGGCTTGGTCGATGTGCATGCCTTTGACCCATTCTGTAACGAGGCTTGAACTCGCAATAGCCGATCCGCAGCCATACGTTTTAAATTTTGCATCTGTAATAAGACCTGTATCATTATCAACCTTTATCTGTAGTTTCATTACATCCCCGCATGCTGGGGCTCCGACCATTCCTGTACCAATATTTGGATCACTCTTATCAAAAGATCCCACATTACGTGGGTTTTCATAGTGATCAATTACGGCAGCTGAATAAGACATATAATTCCTCTAATTTAATGGAACACTTTGTTCCTTTACTGACATTTACATTATACGGAATAAATTCCAAATTGTAAACACTTCCGATAACTTTAGGAGGAACTTTATTTTTAAATCCCTCTGTTATACTATACTTATGATCTAGATGATAACCAACTCTACTTCTTTTTTCATGATGCTCTAACTGTGTTAAATCGTTTTTGCTAGTCCAGTAATAAACTTTTCTGCGGTATTTTTTAAATTCAATATATTCAGGATCATCTGGTTTCCAAAAAATACCTTTATCTATCTTGGTTTGAATCATTTTTTTAATAGATTCAGGTTTTACTTCCTTACCCACTAATGCTATTGAACGTTTTCTATTAGATTCCTCAGTTTGCCTTTTATCAGTTAATCCTTTTCTATTTAAATTAGCTAAACTATTTGGATTAGTCTGACTAATATTAAACATAGGATTGTTTTCTCCCTGCTTGGCTAGCGATGCTTTTTGTTTCCAAGTATCAGACCGATTATTTGCAGCCCAACGTCTTGAACATATAGGACCGCAAAATCGTCTTGCTTGTTCTTTTTTGCCTGCTTTAGGTAAAAGGAACTTAATATTACAATATTCGCAAATTTTATCTAACATAATAGAACTCTCGTAGTGTTCTATTATTTAGTTCGTTACTAAAATTTGCTATTGATTATTCTCCAGTAGCAGTCAATTTGATATTAATATAACTCCAGTTTATTATTTTCCACATGTTGGTCAGATAGCTTTTTTTATCACTACCGTAATCAAATTGAAAAGAGTGTTCCCACCAATCAATCAACAGCACAATATCGTTTCTAATTTCGTGATTCGCAATGGTTTTGATCTTGCCATCACGAGCCAAGTATGCCCAGCCGCTGCCTTGTATCTTCATGGCTGTTTTTTCAAATTCTTCTTTGAAACCATCAAAAGTATCAAAGTGTTTTTCTATAAACTGCAAAATAGCATCATAGGGCCTGTTGGCACCCTCTGGTTTTTGCAGTTGACCAAAATAGATATTGTGCAAAAATGCACCGGCCTCATTGAAATCGTCG